CTAATGATGAAGTAAAGCAATATGAAAAAGATATTTTATGGACTGAGTTAGTACAGCTTAAGGCAGAAATGAGAGATAAAAATATTAATTAAGGAGGAATAAAAATGAAAATTATATCTGCAATAGTGGACATTGAAAATGATATTATCGTATTGCGTAGTGAGCTTTGGGAGCATTTTGAATTTAATTCAAGTAAAGAATTGCCACAGTGGGCGAGTGAAGAAATGAAAGAATTAGAATATATAACAAGGCTCGGAAACTGTATGTATTTTCTTAGGATATTCGATAAAAAAATAAGGAGGAATAAAAAATAACCACACCAAATTGGTGAGGTTATTTTAGTTTTCATACTCAGTTTATCTAGGGATGCCATAAATGCCTAATGTGTACACAGCGTCAAGTGTTGGGTGCGTACTACTAAATGCGTGGTCAATAACATTAGTGCTAACCGTGATGTGCGTATCATCAACTATATCTAGTTTGACTGATATTGTTGACACAGTGTTTGATGCCCCATCTTTTAACACTTGCTGGCATCCGACATATTTTTTCTTGTCATTTCTATAAGCAAAAATAGGGCTAACACCTGCATTTGTTTCAATATATAAAAATCTGTAATTTGTTAAGCTGTCACTAAGTGCAACACTTGAGTTTTTAATGCTACCTGTCCACAGTGCTACATCTTTATTCACATTATCGGCTTTAGCGCTGGCATTATTAGCGGTTAAAAGTGCACTGTTGGCTGTCTGCTGTGCGCTATCAGCTTTTCCATCTGCTGTGGTGGCTGTGTTCTGTGCTGTTTTTACACTCTCTTTTAGCCCTGTAACATCTGTCTGTAAGGTTGTAATAGCGCTTGTATGTGACTGCACAGTTTTTTCAACTTCGCCAACTCTAGCAATTGCGCTTCCAGCGTTCTGTGAAGCTGTGGTGGCTTTATCATCTGCCCCGTGAATTCCTGCATCAATTTTAGACATGTCAGAATTGTAATCTCCTAAATATGTCGGCTTGTCAGTCCCGATATACTGGCTTAAGCCATAGTAAGTTGTTTTGTTTGTTGAACTCATAGTTTTAAAATCCTCCTTTAATTTATAATTTTAACGCCGTTTTTGCGTTACTGTCAAATGTGTAAGCGCTTAAGGCTTTAGACTGGAATGCTGTTACCGTTAATAATAAAGCGTCAAACTCGCTAGCTGTAATTGGGTTATTGAAATGCAATTCCGCAAGTTTGTAAATTACATCTTGATAAAAAACATACTTACCTGTAAATGGGTCATGCATATATAAGTTGCTATCTACTCTGAATCTTTTTGCACCGTACAAATCAAATTCTGTACAGTTAATTGATAACCCATCAAATTCTGTACAACTTAAATTTAATGAATCAAACTCGTTACACGTTAAAGCATAATAGCGTAGATTGTCGTACATATCTGCCAGCGCTTGGTTCAGACTCGTTCGATATCCTCTTACAGGGTTTAACACCTCCATGTTATTTGGCACGTAGTCATTGATATAATCATAGAGTTTTTTAACCTCTGTGTCAATATGCGCTCTTGTCTCAGCGTTTAGGTTATAAATCAGAATGTTTAACGCACTGATTTTATCAAGTAAATTTGTCTGTACTTTATTGATTTTTTCGTCAAGCTCATTATCCCTAGTGTCCATATCATGACGGATATTTGTTTCAACTTCCGTGATATGGTTGTAGATATCACGGTTAAGTCCGTCAATGTAGGTTTTTAACTCTGCCACTTTTTCATCTGTGTACTGTTTATATGCATCTGTGAACCCGTTGATTGCGGCAATACATTCATTGACTTTATATCCTATATAGCACAAACATTCATAGTAACTCTGTTTATTACTATATACACTAGGGATATCGCAACAAAGTAAAGGAACTACAGGCTTTAATTCTTCCGACATATATTTCACCTCCTTATCACCAAACTTTTAGAAACAAATCTCGGCAAGCTTCTACAAGTTCTCGATTGATGTTCTGTATTTGTGCTCTGTATTCTTCGATTGCTTCACTTGTTGATTTTCCTCTTAATCCTATTTCTTTTGTATCTCTGTCTCTTTTACTGTCTTTGTTGTCGTTTCCTGTATGTTTATTGTTTGCTGTTGTAGTCGTGTTATTGACAGTTTCGCCCCTACTCATAGCACTTGCGTAGTCTTGTGTAGCTACGGTGACTTGTGGATTGTCACTATCAATATTTTGGTAGTTTTGATTGTTTTTTACCTCGCTGTTTCCGTCATCTGTTGAGTTAGTTGTTGTTTTTTCGTTTCCTTTTTCTGCTTCTGTGGTTGTTATATTTACATTTGTAAAAGGGTTATCGTTTTGAATTGCATTATACAATTTTGTATAATACGGTGTCAATTCATGCATTTTTGCTAGAAAAGCAGTTTTCCACATTCCTAAAGTTTCAAAACCTATATAATTATTCCAGTATCTAAGTAAAAAATATGTCTTAAAAGTATATAAGTCTTTTCTATCCTCTGAATAAAATGGAAAATCAAAATTAAAAAATTTATCCTGTGTTTTGTCAATAGTTCTCTCTACTGATAAGTCCATGCTCCATAGTTCTTGGGGTGGGATAAAGCTTTCACAAATATCTTTAACAGTCGTTGTATATTTACTCAATTTCGTCACCCTCTTTCCCTTTTTGCATATACTTGTCTGGTACATATCCATTCATCATGGTAGGTAACTCACTGTTGAAGTCAACGCTTACATTCAGACCCCATAACTCATTTATAGCGTTCGCACATCTTCTTCTTAATGTTAGTCCTACATTTCTGTTAGCTTCAATCTGTCCGTTGTTCCCAGCTGTTTCACCTGTCACAAGGCGTTCGCCTTTCTCTACAGGATTACTTTCATAACCTAAAGATGTCAGTACCTGTGACCATAAATCCCTCAATTCCTGCTCACACTTATCTACAATATAAGGTGCACCCATATTCAAAGCTTTGATATCCTTTAAATTTAATGAATCTGAAAGTTTTATAATAGGTAAATAATTATCGTATTCTTCGCCCACTATTTCAAAGCTTAATTTTTCGTTGTCTGAGGAAGAAAGTGCAACAGGTGTACGCTGTGCATACATATTAATACCCTTTGTTTTCCAAGTATTAGCCATAGCGTCAGCGTACATTAAAGCCTTGTAGTAGTACGGCATTGTTGAGTAGTTGTTCCATAAAATACAGCTATTTTCTTTTCCATATTCCTCTATATAACCGTTAGCTGTGTAAGCAATTCTATCTTGAGGAATATTGTAAATATCGGGCAACCCCGATAATGCAACTTTCATAAAAGCGTATCCTGCAATATCATCTTTGATGAATACACCGAGTCCATGCCAAAAAAGTGTTTGTTCAATGTACATTGGTAGAATTTCTTTAGGTAAATCATTCCATGTGTACCTATTTACAAATATGTCAAAAATATCGTAAAAGAAGATACACTTAATTGTTTCAAAATCACTACTTTTCTTTTTATTGACATTTCGTTCAAAAATTCGCAATGGATTTCTCATTTCTACGCACCTCCTTTTAATCGTTGGATAGTCCATAATTCCCTATATCGTCAGTATGCCACAAAGTTACACCGTTGTCAAATATATTTCGTAACTTTTTCAACTGGTTCAAATCAATATTGCCAGTAAAACCACAATGAGAAGTTTTTACGTAGTTCCAGTAGGTTCTTGAGTGCAAATAAGGGGTAGCAATCTTATTGATTGGATATCCAAACTGCTCGAAAAAACTGTCTGCCATTTCTGCAAATTGTCTTTTACAGGACATTTCATAGAAATCCACACCGCACTCCTTGATACCTGTCAATACATTTTCTGATAATGCTTTCCCATGTGTCACCCCAGCATTTCTAGCTCTGTCTGTCTGATTGGCTAACATTCCAAGAGCGTCCCAAAAAGCGCTCGTGGTTTTCCCTAGTCCATTAAGACCACCTTGCAAGCTTCCTCCTGCTAACCCAGCTATTGCCGTGCCTGTTCCTAGAGTGGCATCGACAGCGGTATGAACTTGAGATAGAGCGATAGAACTTTTATTTTGCGCGAGCCATGCCCTGTAAGTATCGGAAGAAAAAGAACACATCGGAAAAGAGGAATTAATAAGTGCTTCGCTCATTAGCCCATGCCCTAATTCTTCGCGCGTCTTATAATTTTTAGGCGTTGTTAGAACTTGCGGTAGAGTTGCAATTGTACCATAGCTGTCGAACTCAAGAGACTTATCGCGATTATAACTGTATTCATATCTATAGATATGTGTATTGCCTTGGTTATTGTCAGCCAAACAAAATAACCAAGGATAAGAGTATAACTTTTTATTTTTTGGTTTATATCCCTCGAATACGTTGTCAGATATCTGCATAGATGTAATTTTAGGTTTTATTTCTTTTCCACCTAAAGCAAGTGTACATAATTTTGGGGACATGAATAATCCTATGACTGAATCTTGCGCGCCTTGGTTGTTATAATCCTCTAATAACGTGTTAATACTTTTTAGTCCATCTTCTGTAGTTACATCATAATGTCCGATACTGCCCCAGCAATAAACGCCGTTTTCAACGCGCCCCTCAAACCAACTTTGCTCTGTTGTTCCTCTTGTTACAAAAGCGCAACATTCAGTTGGTGTTAAGTCTAATTTTTTGTGACGTGATACAATCGTTTCGCCTGTTTCAATATTTACGGGTGTCAAGTTTACTCCTATCGCATCAGCACTTCTAGGTATATGATGATACTCTACAAAGCAAGGTTTGATATTTGCATCGTAAAAGTTATTTTGAAACACGTCTAAGGAAAAGTTAATTCTAGTTGTTTTTTCTGATAACCACTCGATTGAATCAATAAAACAAAACACCCACTCGTTAGAAATACCACTATTTTGAAAAGCTAAATAATTGAGGTTAAGTGCTTTCATTTCTGTGAACGGTACACGGATATCATAATTGCCTATTTTAATAGGGGCAAGATGTGACAAATCAATTCCGTTGATATGTTTACGATATAACTCTAAATGATTTAGCAAATCTTCTTTTGAATTGTATAATCTAACGTGTTCATACTCATCAGACCACGGTACTCCACTGTACAATCTTAATTTTGTCTCGGGGTCGCGTGGTGCGACCCCTCCTTGAGACGGTAAATTTATCATAGATAACTACCTCCGATAATTATGACGCTTTTGTGAAATTTGCTGTCTTTGTGATAGCCTCGTTCGGTCTGTAAACCGCTTTCAACACGATAGTTCCTGTCTCGTCCGCTCCCGTATGTAAGAGATGCGTTCCAGGAATGACATAAGTCTTTGCAGAAGTAGCACCGCTGTCAACTTCAAGCGTCACTAAATTCTGATGATATGTCCCTGCACCCCCTGATACAGTAACCTTTACTTCTTGTGTTTGTCCAGCTGTATAAGTTCCAGCTGTCACACTAAGCGTTGGTGCTTCAACAACCGTATCTGTCGTAAATACACGAATTGGATAGAACGGACTTGCACTAACCATTTCTACTTGTGTGTAGAAATAATTCCAACTTAATACATTTGCCAAACGCTGGTCGCTCATTTCTTTGAACTGGTCGCGTACATTGAAAAAGCGAATGTCACAAAGAACACCCTGTATTGCGCTGTTTGCAAACTTGTCTACAATCACGGTCTGAACTGCCACGTCTGCTTTGTCCATATGGAACGCATAGGCTAGAGCGTCAACGCTAATCTGTGCATTTACTTCTGGCGTTGTAATCCAAATCAAATTTGTTGGCATAGCGTGGGACGTTGCACCAGCTGGGTTATTTTCTGGCAATGGGAAACCAAACTCCCCGACTGCTCTTTTGACCTCAATTAATAATTTTTTCGCTGATGCCTCATCTACAATCTCGTCAACGGTCACTGCTGGAAGCACTTTTTTTTCATACCCTACATCAATCAAATCACGCATAGCAAGGTACTCGTCCCAGTTCGCCCCTGTGATAGCACTCTCCATTTTTGCCATAATCATATCACGGATGCCATACTCACTTGTAAAAGCTTTTCTTAAGTTGTCATAAGTAATCGTAACAGGGTACTGAATTTCAAGATTTACATTATGGAATACGCTCATGATGTAAGACTGGTATTGCTGAAATGCAAATTTGAAGTCAGCCTGTGAATCATATACACGACCTTTGCACATATTCACGTATGTTTCTTCATGTGTCTCACCATAACGCATAGGCTCTTTTTTGAACCTAGCTAACGGGTTTCTCCATGCAATGCTGTCCACGGTCTGCATACCGATACGATTAATTAATGCCATTACAATTTCATTTCGAACAGGGGCAAAATTCAGAATGTTATCATAGACAGTCTGTAAATTGTCTGAGACTTCTACAGGTAAGTGATTCTGGACCTCAAAAGAAAGTTCCTGTTTAACTGCTTTTAAAATGTTTTTATTGGTTGCGTCTGCCATTTGTTAAAACCTCCTTACTCTGTCTTACCGTCAAAGTCCAAATCTTCAATGGTAATTTTTTCTTCTGTTTCGTCTTTCTTTTCTTCGCCGTCTGCATTAGTAGCAGATTCTTTCATACGCTTTTTAAAGCGCTTTTTGTACTCGGCTTCTAACTTTTCATACTTGTCTTTCCATTCGCTGTCCGTTTCTCCGTCTCTTTCTCCCTTATAATTCTGTAAGAAATCGATAGCATCGCCATGTTCCTCCACGTCTGCTACAGCGTCAATTAATTCACTCAATGCTTTTTTAAAATCCATACAATATTTACCTCCTTGTATTTAGTGTCACCCTTTTACGTTTTTTATTATATCACCACGGCAAGAAAAAGTAAAGTGGCATTTTTCTTTTTCTTGAAGGGTGGTGGATTGGGTACGGTGATAACTTCTGCAAATATGCGTACCATTTTAGCGCGTTCTTTTTTCTATCCTCTTCTTTTTCTACACCAGCACGCTCGAAATTTTTTAAAAATACAGATGCCAGATAATCTGGCTCTTTCGTAGACTTACGAAACTCTTCCCACGATATCGGATATTTTGTAGTCTCAATCCACTGTCCGCTGCTTACGGTTTCTTCATCGAGCCAAACGCATTGATAGTAACCATCTGTAATATCATAACCATGAGCATTTGCCCAGTCTGTGTAGACTGTTGCTGGTGTCCACTGGACTAGACCATAACCGCCATTATAATTTCCCTCTTTCAAAGACTGCCATAATTCCGGGTTGATATTGGACTCTATCTCCATATTTCCTAGCATTCCTGCAATCGCGTTCAATGTAAAATCTTTGAAAAACATCGTGCTATAGAATACATAGGCGTTATTTTTCATTTCGTCATCTGTCAGATAACGATTACCGTGAATCCATTCAAGAGGCATTCCTGCACTATCGCCATAGCGATATATCTTTGACCATGCGGACGGTCTTGATATATATGTGTTAATGCTTACTTGGTCTGGTAGTGGATAACGTCCACTGTGCGCGCCCATGGTGACACCGCCACCCCCAACACCATTTCCACTATATACCATCTCCGTATGCCCGCTACGCCATACCACATCCCCAGCTTGCCACGCTTCGGTAATGTTAATTTCTTTGAATCCAGCTTGTAATAAGTATCCCTCTTCTGTCCTTGTGGTGAACCATGGATTCGAGGAAAAGAACCCTGCTTCTGTCAATGCTTTTGAAATAAACGAACTGCAGTCATAATAAGTAATACCGTTCACGGTTTGACCTCTTCGGTATTGCTGTGAATATCCGATGTTAGGAGCATTACAGGCATTGACCGCCCACTGGTATGCAACATTGATATTTGGCATTTTACTACCCCCCTCCCTTAAAAATGTTTCACGTGAAACATTTTTGTTCCACGTGAATAAAAATTAAATCATGTATAACATATCTTTCGCGTAAACGATTTCAACACCACAAGCGCGTGCTAGTCCTACGCCAAATGTTCCTGGATGTTCCACCCCGTTCGGGTCTTTTCCTTGTAAGAAACATAAGATTTCCAGTGCTGTGACTAAGTACTGTGTTTCCCCACGTTTCACGTAATGACGTCCAGCTTTCGCTTTTGTCTTTTTACCAACAAGTCCGTCCTCCGCAATCGTGCGACCGTAATCCATATTCATAGCGTGTTGCACTACGCGTACCGCCATTCTTTTCGTATTTCTCCCAACAATACCGTCAACCGCGATTTGAACACCTGTAAAATTAATGGCGTGCTGTTGTCCTATAGCAATCAATTCATTTCTTGGGGTCGCGTGCGTTGGTGGACTCTGTGGAACATCGGGTACAGGATTTGAAGCTCCATAGTCTTTATAAACGTGGTTAACATCACATCGTCCATTAATACCGGCGACCGTGCCGTTACTGGAATACTGCCAAATGTCTACATTGTCTACACCTAATGCATTCGCATAACGAGCAATCCATAAGTCATAACCCCAAGTCTCGCCTATGTAATTTTCGTACCATGATTTACTAGCATAGATTCCAGCTTTATATCCATGCGTCAGCATAGCATCGCAAAAGCGCTTTGCGTTATGCTTTGCTACAGACTGTGTTCCTTTTTCCTCGCTGTCGAAAAATACAGGTAAATTAGGAGTGTGTCCCTGTAATAATCTAAGACAGTGATTGATTTCACCCTCAATTTTAGCTGTTGTTTTTGCGTAGGAATAGAAATATACTCCATATGGAATCCCTAATCTTTCACATTCACCAACATTTCGATACCATTGTTTATCATCTTGTGATGTTATATCCTGTCCGTAACCGCAACGAATGATAACGTAGTCCACAGCGTTTTTTAATCGTTCAAAATCAATCACCCCGTTATGATATGATATGTCAACTGCTTTTTTTACACTCATTTGTAATCCTCCTTTTTCTGTTCAAATGTGTCACAAATGCGCTGTAACGCAAGTGTATTATTATTCACTGCCTCTGTAATGTCTAACATTTCTTGTTTGTGTGATTCGTTTAGTTTGTCTATGCGTGCATCGTTCTTATCCTCGCGGTATTTTACATACCACATAGACGCAATTGCTACAACTGTAGGTAGTCCCAGCGTGTTAATAGCTGTCATAACTTCCTGCATGATATCACCTCCTTTTTTCTATCATAACACAAATAGAAATATTTGTAAATAAAAAATGTTTCACGTGAAACATTTTTCACGTGAAACATTTGCACGTTACAAAATAATCGAATCAAAGGGGAACGCAAAACCAAAAAATTGATATCAGACTACTTGCCTATGTGCGCGTATATCAACTACAATGTTCGTATTATTTTGGGTGCAATATTATAATAACACATATATTTCAAAATGTCAATGTTTCACGTGAAACATTAAAAAGATATTACATCAAATATCATGTTCTTACACTCTAAATTTTCAAACAGAAGTAACCCTCTGTTAAAATATTCTCGCAACATTGTAACAACGTAATGAGTTGAATTGACGCGAATAGCCGTATTATCTATGACATCGGTTTTTGTGAAGCATATCCTCGTTGGAAAACTATCATCTGCCCCTGTTGCAACATATAGACAAACATCATATTTTCTAACATTATACAAATTATCATTATACTTGATGGTACAAATATAACGTGACTGTCCCGAGGGCTTACCAATCAAACATTCATTATCATTTAAATATTTATTTTCACTGGCATATTCGTTATAACTAGCGTGCTTAAAAGCTCGCGCAATGCCACTTTCTTTATATGCCGTTGATGCATTTTCATTATAAGTTCGTTCAAACACCCAACCATCACCTCGTAAAAATTTAGTGTCTTTTTTTAACATTTTGTTTATGCCAAATTCCTTATAGTAAGGGTTCAATAACGATACTGTGTTTGATGACATATATAAAATCACTCGTCTATGCTGTTTACCATGACCAGAACTAATTGTTGTGCACAATGATAATAACTTATTTACTTCATTTGGCAAATATATATTATCTTCGTCTTGATACTCATCAAAAAATATAGAGCGTATATTAACAAACAGTCCACGCATTTTTTTATATTTTCTTGCGACATTTAAAGCCAAACAATAACCGCATGGCTCTTCATTGATAAATAACTGTACTAATGAGCCTCGCATCAAGCGCTTTTCAGTCATAACATAACCGTCAAATGCTTCCGCGATATCACCAAAATATGTATCTGCACATTCTGTCATATCAATGACATTTCGATATAAATAAATGAACTGATTTTCGGGTCTGTATTTATCTTTTAAAAAATCGGAAACTTGTCTACATTTAATAGAGTAACTTTTCCCAGCTGTTCTGTTTCCATCTACAATATATATATCGGGGGTTTTCCCGTATTTATCTTTCATGGTCAGCAATCTCTCACAATGATAATAACCATCATTAATCATTTAAGTACCTCCTTAATGTTTCACGTGAAACATTTATTTTTTTAAAAAAGGGGGTGGCATTTAGCCACCCCCTTTAGAAGAAGAGAATTAAAATGGTATTCTCGTGACGTCGTTTATAAATTTGATACATCTAAAGTACAATTGATATAATCGCGCCCAGCTTTTGTCTTTCCGCTAATTTTAACGATAGAGAATTTTTCGCCGTCCATAACACTTTCAATATCTTTCAAAGACTGTCTAAAGGTTGCAGACTGCCCAGAGTACACTTTCTTAGCGGGTGTGATAATACTTACAATCTCCTGTATATCTCCGTTATCTTTGATGTCATTAAAGATAATAAATCCATCGACTGAAATAGACTCGCCGTCAGTGATATTTTTTAATGGCTCAATATCTGGGGCTGTGGTCATAAGATACTTTTCGACCTTTGTAAACTCTCTGCTCATTTCTTTAATTTCTACCATGTTATTTACCTCCTGTTTTTCCTTTTAATCTTCCTTTTTCATTTCCTGCAACTCGGCTTCGGTAACAATTTTTTCGCTCTTGACATCTGAATTAAGTAAGAACTGTTCGTCTGTCATTGAACGTTTTTCCAGTTTAAATTTGATATCTAAAATAGAAACAATATCTCCCTTGTACTGCTTTTCAATCAAGATTTCTGCTTTATCCCTTGTCTTACAGTTTGGTAATTTCTCGTCAAAGCAATCTTTCTTGATTTCGCCTGTCTCCTTGTCTTTGTAGACTCTTTCTACAGAAAGCTCCGCTGTGACTAATGTCCTTGTAAACATCTTGTTTTTCCTCCTTTTTTCTGTTTTTGTGAGTGTGAATGTAATGTAATATGTTTTATTTATTACATTATTATAATAACACAATGACTATATATAGTCAAGTATTATATCATAATTTTTTTATCTTTTTGTTCATGAATCTTGAAGTCTTTATTTCTTAATACAATCCCACCCTTTACACGCTCTGCTTTCAAGTTGCAAGACTCCATATTCAGACCCTGAGATAACTCTGAGATGTCTTTACCCTCTTCAATAAATTTTTGTTTGGCTTGACTACTCATGCCACACGCTTTTATATCAAGATAAGGCTCACAAGGCTCGTGATTCTCTTCAACTATATGTTCTGCATAAGTCTTTTGACGCTCATAATATGCAAAATCGAACGTACTTTCACATTTCCAGCAACAAAAATTAGTTGGATGCTCAACTACCTTGTTCGCGTTGTCAAGTCCTATCAAGTGTATGGAATCTGTATCAGCATAACAAAATCTTTCATAATTTGCCATCGCGTGGCGAATTGTAAAATTCATAGCGTAAGATGTAATAGCACTGCCGATTGGAATATAACCTACTTTCTTTTCATGCTCTTCGTGTAACATAAATCTAATAACCCCGTCTTCGTCAAGATAAGGTTCTTTATATGAGGAGTTATCCGACATAGCAAATTTTCCATATAGATTATTTAAAAAGAGCTTCGCTTTCTGTCTTTTAAAACCTTTTGAGGTTCTCTTTTCTTCTCCGTGTTTATCTATGTATTCGTCAAAAAACCCCTCTCTCGCGTAAAACCATATATAATCATAAATGACCAAATCATAAATGTCATAAGTTTCTTGAAACAACTGCCAATCAGTACAAGTCATAGTGAGAGTAACATTGGTATCATGCACCTGTCCGTCAATATCGCGATAATACCGATAATATTCACCCTTATATCTAATATTCGAACTGTATAAATTTTCATTCGCTTTATACAAAGCACTCTGCCTAATGTGTATCCATGGGAACGCCCCTTTTTTGAGTTGAAAACGGCAATTGAAGCGGATAAAAAAATATTTATTAGTAGCATTTATAAGTTCATCAGATGGCGCTCCTCTGTGATATTCGCCATGTCCAAACGGATATTTGTTTCCGCTGATACTATGCATCATGGACGGGTACAGAGAGTTTACATCATACACTAATCCGTCACCTACAACGGTGTGAGAATACTGTGGATTGACATAGCACCAACCACCATGGTATGCCTTATGAATGTAATCCCACTGATTCCATACACCTGTTATTGATTCGTCAAGATAATCTCCTCTAATATCAGGGAACAACTTATCATATTGTTTACCACCATAAAACCTTTTAAATTCAGATAAACAACATGAACCTATAGTTAGTTTATCGTGCTTTTCGTCAAACATCATTTCTAATGCTTCTTTTAACACTAACACATCATTTTCAATATATTTTTTCTCACTTTCAGATATATCACAATATGCGTATCTTTCACCCTCATATTCAATATCAAGCTTTTGGTGCTTTGTACCAAATGATTTTCCTATATTTTTCAATGACGACGGCATAAGCTTTAATGAGTTTCGAATCTCTAAAAAAGTCTTATTCCATTTTAATTTTATCCAATACCACGAGCCCATATCTGATATACATGTCTGAAATTCTTTTGACCTCATTTCCTTATCTTTACAGTGTACCCAGTTCCAACCCTCCCGTAGTAAAAAATCAACGATAAAAGAACCGTCAAAAGCTAAATTATGAAAATATAATATATTATCCCCTTTCATTGTTAAAAATCTATTTAAAAAATCTCTTGTCGAATGAGTTATTGTTACAGTTTCGGTATTGTCATATAAAGCCACATCAGCCGCACTCCATACTTCTGTACTGTCTTGTTTTTTACCTTTTTCTTGCTCTACTTTTTCACCCCATACCGTTGTCTCAAAGTCACAAGCCCAAAAGGTTATTTGCTTTTTTCGTGGCATTTATACTCACCTCTTTTTTATTCACTCTCAATAACAATATCTTGTTCCTGTAGAAATTCTTGAAAATCTTCTGTAGAACTAAGAACGCCCATTCTTTGCAAAATATTCCAAAACACAGCGTCAACCGTAGCTTTATCCATGTATGGCTCTGTTGGAAATGCTTCTGGTTCTTTTGCGTATGTATATGCAAATAGTGCCCTTTCTTTATTTGACGCGTTAGCCAATAAAGCATCTGTTTTTTGTCTTAACCAATATGCTGTTTTTGGTGTAAAACTTTCTAATGAATCATACCATGAAGCAATAATAGCTTCATAGTCTAATACAGGTGTTCTTTCAATAACTATTATACCCGTCCTTTGTAGCTTTTTCAATTCTTCAACAGTAGTATAACCTTGTATTCTAGCATATTCCTGCTCTTGCGGAGTTAATTTTATAAAAACTCTGTTTCTTTCAAGAGCGTGTTTACGTCCATATTCTTTAGAAGTTATAACCTCGCCAGTAAGCATATCAACAACCGTTGCATTTTTTCGTATTTCTTTTGCAATCTGCTTTTTAATTCTATCAATTGAAGCTTGCGTTGGATTTTTTACTCGCTTAATTATCTTTACTTGTACACCTTGTTTCTGTTGATTTCTAACACGAGCTAGATATTTAGTGTATTCGTGAGAATATTCTTTTTGAATAGTCTCCGCTTTTGTTTTCTTCTTTTTTATATGCTTATTCGCCATCTTTTAGTCACCCTCCTTTTGCACTTTTCTTAATAACAAGCCATGCGGTACGCGCGTATATTCAATACTATCACCAGGGTGGATGTCTAAATCGCGTATCGCTTCTTTTGGTATCATGACGCGAGCGGTGTAGCCACCTGTTCCGCCTTTTGTGAACATTACTTTATAGCGCAATAATTGATTTGTTAATTTTGCCATGTGTTTTTTCCTCCTTATAAAAGATTGAAAACTTTCCATGTGAACTGTGAAAAGTGCTCTGCTATAAATGAAACAGAAGATAAGAAAAGATATAATAAAAAGGTTGCCGTGATAATAGCGGACAAAATACCTAAGAAAAAGGATATCTTTTCTAGTTTAGTGTATGGTTCTTTTTCTTCTTCTATAGGTGTGTGCCTTTTTATCCAGTCTATTTCACTTTCGTGCGGTGTTTCACGTGAAACATTTTCCATATAAAGATTGCTAGACGTGTCTGTCTCTATATAGTCTTTAATTCCATCTGTCGGATTGGCGTAGCTCTCTCCATCAAAACCCACATAAATGTTTTTATTAGTATATAAATTTTCTACCCAATACGGATAGTCTACAAATAAGGCTATGTAGTTGTTTAATGAGTTTTCAGTGTAAAAGTCGTGGATTTCTACACCGAAATCGGTGATATTATGTAGTCTATATTTAACCATTTATTTTTCCTCCTTTGAATAATATCTTTTTTCCCAACAATTACACAATTCACGCAATTTATTTTCTTCATTATCTCTCTCGTCCTCTGTGAAGTCTGATAGCTCTAAAAAAGTAGATATCCTACCAATTTGTATAGCCAGTGCTACTAAAGATTTATCGTATAAACCTAGCTCTATATCTTGTTTACATAAGTCATACGCTATTTTATATTTCTCATTCATTCTCATTTTAATTTCCTCCTTAATTAATATTTTTATCTCTCATTTCTGCCTTAAGCTGTACTAACTCAGTCCATAAAATATCTTTTTCATATTGCTTTACTTCATCATTAG